ACGCCATGCCTGGGGCATTATTGCGGTTATGTGCTCACTATTCAGTGGGGTCAAGATCTGGAGATTATCCAGGTACTCCTCTATCTTAATCTGAGTCATGACATCGATTCCATACAAATCCTGCACCAAGTATCGGCTATTCCGGCCGACTTCAACTTTGGGTGGACCCGCCTTGCTGTTGGCGGTAAGTAGGACACTCATCCTTTCCCGTTCCCAGGAGGACAATGATCGTGTCTTGAGGTATTGAGTCATGGCACCGGTTGTACCCTGAGTGACCCGAAGGCCAAACCTGGACAACGCGGAGATGATCGGACACCCCGGGTATTGATATGCAAGGGAAAGAGCCTTACATCTAAGTAACTTCTGTAGCTTGTGAGGCCGAACAGATTGGTATTGCCTAGATGTCCACCCGAAAGTCGCCAGGACTTTACGGGGGTCTGCTATGATTCGTCTATCTTCTAGATCAAAAACCATTCCGCAGAAGGATGCGGTCTCCAGTTTCGTATGGATATCCGCTTTAATGACTAAGCCTAATTCGGCAAAGTCCTCTTTAGTAGGTGGAGTTCCTACCATAGTAAAGAGACCATCGTCCCCTTCAACTATTCCAATCACATTGCGGCATCCTACCTTTTGGCAGGTATACAGCATGAACATAAGGTTTGAAAACCCATTGCCCAATGATGTGCACATTTCTCCAGACATTCTGGTGCCGTCTACAACAGCAACAAAATCACGAAACTTGCAAACGTTCTGGCCTCCAATCACCTCCTCAACAAGGCGAATGAACTCGCTACCCGAAGGTAAGCAGCGCGTCATGAATCTGTAGAGCTCAAATTCACAGGCGGCCATCAACTCAGCAACAAACAGGGATTCGAACGCTGTATAGTCTGTTGCTATGTATGTAGCTCCTTCGCTATGGAGTCGCTGAAAAATGTATTCAGGTCTCTGATCCATGGGAATATGCTTGATGAAAGCCGGGTGCTCAAACACCTGCTCTTCTATCAGCTTAAAGATGGGTCCTACAGCGCACTTATATGCATCAGATCGTGAGTTAATCGATCGAGCGTGCTTGTAGGACGGATAGACTTCATCTTTAACAAAGGAGTTGCAGCCAAAGTACTTCTGGGCCTTCTGAGGGTCCCAAATGTCTTCCACCACTTCCCAAGCCTCGCGCAATTCCTTCTTGCGCCAGTCGGGGTAATTTGTGTGTTCCAGCCAAGATTCAACTGAAACATCTGAGTCATGTGGGAGGGCTATTAAGTTCTCCATGAGCCAGACCTTGACAAACCTACGTAAATTATACAATTCCGTAGGCTTCGCCGAGGGAGGTTTACACAAAAACCTCTTTCTCGCACCCGCAATGGCAGTAGCTGGGCATGATAAGCAGGGGTGGGGGCACGCAGCATCAGCCACGTGACATCCCAATGACACCTGCACAACCGGACGTTTCTCGCTGTCAGTCACCTTCGCCTTTGAAGTGTATGACTTATCTTTGATCTCACCTATTGGATCAAGCTTAACTTCTCCGTATCTATACCCATAGCAATACTGCCTTGCCACTCCTAAATTACGAGTGCGCGTTAAAAATGCCCGAACCTGCGGCGAAGGTTGCGTTTCCAGCAACCCATCGCCACGGCAAGGGTATTTTCAACTATATCCTGCTCCAAACACCGGAACTTGGATATATTTATGCATTTGAAGGCTGCCGCCGTTTGTCGCATTCTTTCTTCTGTCACCTGTTCGCTGTTAGCTAGTGACATGATGCGTGTGTTTGCTATGAGCTGCACCAAGAGCTCGACGGACACAATTCGTCGGTTTTGTTTCTTATACGTGCCATGGTGCTTCGTGACCTTGTAATTGAATTTGGCATAGTATGCTTCATACTTAACGTCTGTAACAGTCTGATGTTCAGGACGCTCATCCCCATGTTGAAATTTCCTACCAGAGCATGTCTTAACGTATTCGTACGATTGGTAGGTGGGGGTAGCTAGGAAGTATGGTTGACGCCCGCTCGTAAAGCATCGTCTGCGGTCCCAGAAAAATGATCCCACGATCATTAATATTACCAGGATTGGGTAAGGCCACCACAGTAGGGCCTCGAGCTGTTCAGTCCAGAACATGATGAGCACAATCTGTAACAGGGGGACAATTCCTGTCATGAATATGAACCAAAGATTCCCATCTTTGTCGTCCTTAGACGTCCAGTGGCATGTAAATCCAGATAACAGCGCCTGGTGTTCTTGTGATTGTTGAAGTTTGAGTTCTTCTGCTTTAAGCTCAAACTTATTCAAGGATTCAAGAGTCTCATCTAACTCTTTCTCCAAGGAGGTATTAGTGT